TCTGGTAGATCTTTCGGATTGAAAGACCTTGGTCTCTGAGCTCTTTTATTAATTCAACAGTTGGTGTCTTCATAAACATGCCTCACAATATTCCCAAGGGCCGTTATGTGTGAGCAGGCAAAACCTGCACAAGGATCGCAGGGGGCAAACACCCACGGCTGACACAAGCGGCCCACTCTCAACCCTCATCGGGCTTATTCCTCTGCCACCACTCCTCGTGCTCTTGCTCGATCATCTCGTTCTCTCTCCACGCCTTGTAGCGATCCGAGACGGTGTCCAGACTCCGTAAGTAGTCCTCTTCAAGCGGCATCAAGGGCTTTCCCATTTGTGCACTTGACTCTTTGTTGGCGGGCCAAACTAGGTGACTCCCGCACTTGCATTCCCACAGCCACATCACGTTGGGCTCGTACTCCCATTTCTTGGCCTCTTTCGGGATGAACGAGAAGGACGCTCCACATGCACAGGTCTTTTTCATAAAGCCTCCCAAAACAACCGGATCAAGATCATCAGGAGACCGCCCCACCAAAGGCGCCGTAAAGCGCGTTTGAGTGGGGTGAAGTCTCGTCTGCCGACACGTGGATATTTCACTCTTGATAACATCGGGCCCTGCACTGGGATTCAAACCGGCTAAGCTTACAGAGATCAACACACTCCCCAAGCTCGACCATGGATTTATGTTTCTTCACTTCAACGACCGCAGTAGCAGGTGCGTAGGTGTTATTCTCAGGAGGAACTGCGGCGCGTTGTGCAGCGTCTATAAACCCATCCAGCTGGTAAGCCAAGGCCCGATCGCGGGCTTCTTTTGAAGCAATGCAGGCGTTCATAGAGCCGTAGTTCTGCCACTCAAACTTGGTAGCAGCCCGGATGCGCTCAATGGCTTCTTCAGTCGAAAGAGTAGGAAAGTGCTTTTCTTTGATCTCTTTGAATTTAGCCTCGTACTCTTCTTTGGTTGAATCCTCCCGAAACCCATAAGGGTTCTCAGACAGAGACTCACAGCGGTTATGAGCGGTAGCGCAGGCAGAGATCGAAAAGGCCAAAACAATAATTACGTTCTTCATGACTTCCTCCAGGAAAGAAAGGACCCAAGTAACCAAACAAACCCCAGCGCCCACAGAAACAGTGAGTTTAAGATCCCAACCGCCAGGTACGGGTGAATCATCACCAGGTAGAACCAAATCGGGATCGCAACCATCAACTTCATATAAACAGTGTATCAAACAGTTTTGGTCAAGTAAAGGACTATATCCATATGGACTTATTAGCGATTTGGTATAGCGTTTAAATGAATGGTAGACACTGAAGCCAGTCTTTACGATCAGATCGATTTTCTGCGCGAAAGACTAAAACAGGCCGACCAGGAGTTAGAACGACTCAACACATACTTGTCCAGCCTACTAGGAGACAAAGATGCAGAAGACCAACGAAGAAATAGCCCTAGCCCTCTCGAGGCTAAAAGCGACCCTGGACCGTAACGGTGTCGAAGTCGACACAGTCGTCCTAAACGACATACTCAATAAGATCATCTTCGATCGCATCCAAGAACAACTCTTCCAAACCACCACAGACTGGGACCTAAACTCGCTTGTCAGACTTCGAAACCAACTCGTCGCACCCGCTCCTATCCCGGAGCCAGAACCACTTAAACGAGTCACCAGGGCACGGAAAGTCGTTCAGTAGCCCATGATCATTCACTGCCTTTATGACAAGCTTGTACCTATCGGGGATCTTCGGCCTCACCCTAAAAACCGGAATAAACACCCCGAAGACCAAATTAAACGCCTAGCCCAAATCCTAAAGTACCAAGGCTTTCGCTACCCAGTTAAGGTCTCTAAACTCTCGGGCTATATTACTTCCGGGCACGGCAGGCTAGAAGCCGCCAAAGCCAACGGCTGGACCGAAGTCCCTGTAAACTTTCAGGACTACGAGGACGAGACACAGGAGTACGCGGACGTACAGGCGGATAACGCCATAGCCTCCTGGGCTGAGCTAGATGTTTCTGGGATCAACTCAGACCTAGGCGACCTTGGGCCTGATTTCGACATCGACCTACTAGGGATAAAGAACTTCGAAATAGACGTCGCTGACAAACAGCCGGGATGCGACGAAGACGAAGTCCCAGAGAAGGTAGAGCCAAAGACAAAGCTCGGAGACATCTACAAGCTAGGCAACCACCGACTCATGTGCGGGGATTCAACAAGCATTGATGCGGTTGAGAAGCTGATGGATGGGCAGAAGGCTGAACTATGTTTCACGTCTCCTCCTTATGCGGACCAACGGGAATACAACGGTGGAAAGGAGTTAAGCACTGAGCATTTGGCGTCGTTTATTCGTACTGCCCATGGTTCGGTGTCTTATTTTGCAGTGAACCTTGGTTATTCCAGAAAAAATGGGGAGGTTAACCCATATTGGGATGACTATATAAAAGAGGCCAATAACTCAGGCTTAAAATTGGTTTCTTGGAATGTGTGGTATCGGGGCCGTCAGGGCGGAATTGGACTGACAACAGCCATGTTTATTATCGCTCATGAGTGGATTTTTGTGTTTGGCAAGCAACCCAAAAAACTAAACCCTACGGTGGAGAATATTTCAGGAGGCCTAAAACGAAAGATCGCAAACAGACAAAAAGATGGATCAGTCGAATATCGAAAGGACCCGGTGAGCATTAACCTGTTTGGATCGATGGGGACAGTTTTTGAATGCCCCGCGCACTTAGCTAGAAACGAAACCCTTGATCATCCCGCCGTGTTTCCCGTCCAATTACCAGAATCCTATATCCAGGCAATGACAGCACCCGGAGACTTTGTATATGAGCCATTCGGAGGGAGCGGCTCCACACTCATCGCTTGCGAGAAGACCAACCGTAAATGCTTCATGATGGAACTAGACCCACACTATTGCGACGTAATTGTTGCCAGGTGGGAGAAGTACACAGGCAAGAAAGCTGAGCTATTAAATGGCTAGACCACGTAAACAGATAGACCCGGATCAGGTTAGACGACTAGCCATGATTAACTGCACCATGGTAGAGATTGCCGCCGTCGTAGGCTGCTCCGTCGATACTATCGAGCGCCGTTTTGCGGACGTTGTTAAAGAAGGACACGAGCAGGGCAAGTCTTCTCTAAAGCGAATGATGTGGGAGTCATGCCAAAAGGGTAACGTCTCGATGATGATCTTCCTATCTAAACAAATGCTCGGGTACTCCGATAAGGTCGAGCAGAAGGTGGACACGATAGTCAATGGAGAGCCGCTTACGAAAGAACGGATCGAAGAGGCGTTACGCAAAGACCCGGCCTCAGGTAGCCAGTCTAGCTAGCGTACAGGCCCGTTATGTCTCCATGATCGAGGGGCTACATAAATCTTGGGAGCCACACCCAGGGCAGTCCATGGTCATCCGGGAGTTATTTCATAACCAAACTAAAGAGATCTTCGTTCAGGCGGGTCGAAACTGGGGCAAGACCGAGCTTATGTGCTACCTGCTTTGGCGCTATGCCATGAGTCATCCCGGTAGCGAGAACTACTACTTCTCTCCGTTTCAAAGACAGTCCCGAGAGATCCTATGGGCGTCGGCAAGGCTACAGCGCTTCGGGCCCGAGGACTGGGTCGAAGGAAAGCCTAACGACTCCGAAATGAGAGTACGCTTTAAAAACGGATCGTTTATCAAGGTCGACGGATCCGATAACGTCGAAAGCTACCGAGGCGTAAAACCTAGGGGACTATCCGTATTCGACGAGTTTAAAGACTTTAGGCCCGAGTTCTTCGGAGCCTACGACCCTAACCGCGCGGCTCACGACTCGCCCCTTCTTATTATCGGAACCCCCCCGGATCGGGAGTGTCAATTCCTAACCGTGGCCAAGGACTTTCAGTCAAACGATAACAAGAGGTTCTTTAAAGCACCGTCGCACGAGAACCCACATATCTCGAAGGACTGGCTCGCTAAAAAGAAACACGAACTTATAACGCGGGGCGAGGAAGACGTCTGGCAGCGCGAGTATTTGGCTGAATACATTCCAGGCGGAGTCTCTAAAATATTTCCTATGCTCAAAAAAGACTGCGTGAAAGCGCGCTCCGAGATCATGGCCGCCATCCTAAGGGACCGACGAAAGCTTCAGTGGTACGTAGTTGCCGACCCGGCCGCTGCCTCTGTATTTGCCGTCCTATTCCTAGCGCTCAACCCCTACTCGAAGCGCTGGTACATCATCGACGAAATGTACGAGACGGACCAAGCCCGCATGTCTACCCGGGTAATTGGGAGAGCGATCGAGGATAAGATCCATGAGATTTACCCTGACGGGGACTGGTACCGCGTGTATGACGAAGCGGAAACGTGGTGGGCTAACGAGATGTTGGATGCGTTCAACGAGTCATGGCACCCAACTCAAAAATCAGCCCACGACAAAGAGGGCGGGCTGTCGCTCATCAAAGACGTACTCAACAGTGATCTCCTCCAGATCAGCGACGCCTGCCCCAAACTCTTCTGGGAGATGGATAACTACTACAAAGACAAAAAGGGGAAGATCCCGAAAGCCGACGACCATCTAATCGACACGCTGCGCTACGCTCTGCACGCGGCTCACTACTCGTTAAACGAAGAGACGGAGTACCTAGAGCATAAGGACGAGGGGTTTCGGGGGGCTAAAATCGAGGACGACTTTCCCGAGCTGTATGATAACGACATATTATGAGTGGACCTAAACAACCCATGATCCCGCTTCAGGGATTGTTTTGCATGATCGTCGACCTCGCCAAATACAACGGCAAACCGCTTACTTTCCCTCTCGAATGGAAAAACGACTACCTCGCGGTATTCTTTCAGACCATGGTTGAGAAGGGCTGCGCCGTTTGGGAAGAGGAAAAAAAGGAGCAGACATGTCAGGAGAGTTCTACGCCATCATCGGAATCTACTTCGTCCTCGCCATTAATTCTGTCGCCCTAATTAAACTCTGGATTGAGGTAAAGGCGATGCAGAAGTCCACGCACACGCTTCAATACGTGGACCCTTTGAGTAAGGGCGAACCTCAGGGTATAACGGAAGACATCAAGAGACTTTTGAACCAACCGGATCTTGAGAATATTGTTTAACAAAGGGGTAGGGGATGGCTGGCATAACGTTCTTTGAAGATCTGGATAGCACTTATCAGTCACCTCTTAACCGCGACCCAATCTGGACGCTTGGGCTTGAGAAAAGCACCAACGAAGACTCCATCCTTCAGTGGCTAAAGGGCGAGCTTGGGTTCCTAGCCGAGTACAACTCGGATCGGTTCCAAGAGATTAAAAAGAACCTCATGCTCTACAAGAACATTCAGTACCAGCAACAGGAGCTGAATCGAAACTTAGTCGAGCGCCAAGAAGTTCGTTCGGCCGCAATGAACAAGATCACGGTCAACCATCTCGGGGATGTGACCAAGAACCGCGTGGCTCGTCTTGTGAAGTACAAGCCGGGTGTGGCCATTCTCCCAACCAACGACGAGCAGGGGGATAAAGTTGCAGCCAAGATCACGAAAAGCCTGCTTGATCACATTTGGTACAACCAGAACTTTGAGAACGTCATTGTGCCTGAAGTTGCGCTTGCGAAAAGCGTCATGGGCGAGATCTACCTCTGGGTTAACTGGGACCCCGATCTCGGAGATAAGCACCCGGATAGCCCAGATAAGACGAAAAAGATCCCGCTCTACGACGAGAGTGGAAAGCCAGAAAAAGACGAGATGGGCCGAACCATCTACCTCCAAGAAGAGGTCAAGGTAGGCGACGTCCGCTACGACGTAGTCCTACCGATGGACGTTCTGATTCAGTGCGCCCAGCGACTAAGCGATGCCGAGTACTGCTTTAGGCGCAAGGTCATGCCGACGGCGAAAGCCCGGATGATGTGGCCCAATGGCGGAAAGGCGATTCAGATCGACGAATCCGCGCGCGTGTTTGATTTCCAGAGCCAGGAGCTAAAGCGACAGGGAAACATGACCGTGGTCTGGGAGTTTTGGCATAAGAAGACGAAGGCACTACCCGGCGGGCGAAAGATTACGTTCACCAAAGACGGCATCTTAGAGAATATCGAACACCCGTTTGGTCACGGAGATTTTCCGTTTGAGCGACTCACGGACCAGGACTATCCGGGCGAGCTTCACGGGGTTTCGTTCTACCGAAACGTCCGGGCGCTTCAGGGCGTGTACAACAACCTTACGAACTTCATCGTCAGAAACCAGCACATGGTCTCCCATCCCAAGTGGATGGTGCCTGCGGGATCTGTCAGGCTCGATAGCCTAGGCAACGACATCACGCTTGTTCAGTACAAAGGGCCTCAACAACCGGTGCTTGTTCAAGCCAATTCGACTCCTTCCGACGTGTTCCAGTTTAGGGAGCAAGTGAAGCAGGAGCTAGGACAGCTATCGGGAGTGTTCCAGGTTTCGAGAGGCGAAGTCCCTCCGGGAATCAAGGCCGGTGTCGCGCTTCAGTTCTTAAGTGAGCAAGAAAGCGAGCGCCATAACGAGGACGTACTCAAGTTCAACGAGTGGATTAAACAAGTCGCCCGCAAGACGATCGCCGTAGCCGGCGACTACTACGATCCTTCCGATAAACGAATGATCCGCGTGATCGGCAAGAACAACCAGTGGATGACTGTGTTCTTTGACCCGCTCAATCTCTCGAAGTCCTACGACATCAGGATTCAGAACGCTTCGGCGCTGCCACAGAGCAAGGCCGCTCGGATGCAGACGCTTCTTGATCTTAACCAACAGTTTCCAGCGCTGGTTACCCCGGAAATGGTTCTAGATATGCTCGATATGGCGCAGAACGACAAGTTTGTGGACCTCACTACTGTCGCGGTGCGTGCTGCTCAAGCAGAGAACGAGATGATCGGCCAAGGCGACGACGTACAGGTCGAAGAGCATGAGGATCACTTCCAGCATTGGGCCAACCATGCGCCGGTCGTTCAAGAGATCTCGTTTAAGACACAGACGCCTAAGAAGATTCAGGAGAAGTTTCGTAAACACATCCAGGCACACGAGATGATGTTGATCGAAAAAGCCAAGAGAAACCCTGCAATTATGCAGAAACTTCAAGGGCTCAATAACTTCCCGATGTTCTTCACGCCCGAAGAGTACGTCGAGAAGGATCCGAGCCCAGAGCCACCACAGCCAGCGGCCCCCGGCGGACCGATGTCACCCGAAGAGCAGCTACCTACGGTAATGACAGGACAGCCCGCAGTAGAGCCGATGCCTTCGACCGAGGAGCAGATATTCCCCGAAGCGGGACCCGTAGACCCAACCGCCGTCAGCTAAATGTCGTTGCTATAGTTCACATTGTTAATTAATCCTTAAGGTTAGGGAGTAATTAACGAATGGAAACTAGCCAGGGGGCACAGCCTACAGCTACCACCACTGCCCCGGTAGCCACACCAGTCTTCGCTTCGTTCTCAGACCTCGAAGCGGCAATGAGCGCAAAACCAGAGACACCGGAGGCCAAGGAGCCCGAAACTCCAAAAGAGCTACCGGAGGATCCTAAAGAAGCCAAAGAGGCGATCCTCAAGGAGCTAAAGGGCGAAGATGAAAAAGAAGCTGTAGAGAAAGACGCCAAGGACAAGCCCGGCACAAAGGCCAAAGAAACAGATAAAAATAAGGTCCGAACCTTCAAGTTTAAACACGGTGAGTCAGAGTTTGATCTGAGCCCCGAGTCGATGGTGGATGTCAAAGTTGATGGGAAGTTAGAATCTCACAAACTCCAAGATCTTATAGACAACTTCTCCGCAAAAACCAACTGGTCGCGCAAGTACCAGGAGCTCCATCAAGAGCGGACGAGCTTGCAAGATGTGGTCAATAGACTGCATAATGAATTTGTACAGAAAGGTGATCCGTTTACCGCCATAGAGGTGCTAGCCGAGGCAATCGGGGCAGATCCTCTAAAGGTGCGTAAAGAGCTCACCCAGGGCTTGCTGAAACAAGCAGACTCTCTCGCCAGCCTTAGTCCAGAGGAGCGAGAGGTTGCACAGTTAAGGGAAGAACTTAACTGGAGGCAACGACGCGAGGAATCTGAGCGAACGAAAGCTGAGACGCAAAAGGTAACAGCTGACCTTAATGCGCGGCTCGACAAAGTTCAGGAAACCTTTGGATACACACGAGAACAATTAGCGAAAGCGTACGAGGACGTTAAGGATCACGTCCCTAAAGACCAACTGACACCAGAGTTTTTAGGCGACTACCTTAAGTTCCAAGAGACGCGAGCAGGGGTAACCGGTCTTCTAGACGAAGTAGAGGCTGAGTTCGATTCGAGGGAACAAAAACAGGGGGCGATCGAGAAACTTGAAAAGGTTCTCCGTCTTTATCCTGACATGACCCTCTCAGAGCTCAGAGATTACGCGGCAGAAGCGTGGGGATCCAAGGCAGCTAAGAACATCTCGAAGAAGCTTAAAAAAACTCGTCCGACAAACACGGCTCGGTCGGAGGAGAGGGCGAAAGAGCCACTAACATTTGACGATATTGACTAAAGGATAGAATACAATGGCAACATTTAGCATTTCCAACGTATCTAACCTATTCAAGATCAAGTATGGCAAGTTGTCGGAGAACGTCTACAACAGCGCCAACGTGGTCCTTGGACGGGTTAAGAAAAATTATGATTTCACGGGACGGCAGAAATTCATCCCTGTGCCACAGAGCTTCTCTGGCGGCGTAGGCTCTGGAACTCTCCCCACCGCTAACTACACGACTGTGTCGGCAGCCATCATCACTGCAAAGAAGATGTACGCTGTTGCTCAGATCGAGCGCGAAGCGATCAAAGCTTCGATGGACAATGAAGGTGCTTTTGTTCAGGGCACAAAGTTCGTTGTTCAGCGCGCGGTTGAAAGCTGGATGCGTAACGTGTCGCGAGCTCTGTTTAACGACGGAACCGCGATCTTGGGTCAGTTCTCCGGTAACGCCGGTGGAACCGCCACGGCTCCTACTCTTACGATCCTCAACACGGGTTCGTATGCGTTCAAAGAAGCTAACTTCGAAGAGCGCGACTACGTGAACGTCAACACCCTCTCTTCGGTGTTTGAAATCACGGCAGTCAATCCCACCACCCGCGTGGTCACACTCAGCCGTATCTCTGGATCGGATGACTTGACCGCGATCGGTGCTGGTACGCACTCGGTCTACATGCAGAACTCAAAAGACAACGACCCCACCGGTATCTCCGGCGTGGCAAAAGCTACCTCGGGATCGCTCTACAGCATCTCGGTGGCTCGTCGTTGGCAGGCCTCTTCGCAGATCGACGCTTCGAGCGCTGGTCTGACGACTGACCTCATGAACCAAGCCATGCTTGATGTTGAGCGTAAGTCTGGAAAAGCTCCGAACTTGATTGTTACGAGCTACACCCAGTACCGAAAGCTCCTCAACATCCTTGAGGATCAGAAACAGTACATCGTTGAACCACGCAGCCCAGAGCTCAAAGGTAAAGTGAGCTTCAAGGGTGTGGAGTTCATGAGCACTGCCGGCCCCGTCGGCGTGTTCCCGGAACGATTCGCAGCCGATGGCGACATGTATTTCTTGAACGACGAGTTCATTGAGATCCATCACCGTCCGGACTTCGGCTGGTTCGAGGACGACGGAACGGTCTTCTTGCGTGACGCTTCAACCGACACGTACAGCGCCCGTTACGGCGGCTACCTGGAATGCTTCGTGAACCCAGTGTTCCAAGGCATCATCCAGAACCTTGCTCTGTAATTAAATTAAAGCTGGGTGGAGGGTCGGGAATTGTCCTGGCCCTCCGCTTAGCCCTTGAGACTAACCAAGGAGATCTCTAATGCTTCGCAATATTAAATCATCTCAACGACTTCCTCGCATGATCAACGTCCAGCTTGCCTGGTCCGGTGGTGTGCCTTCTGTTGTTTCCGGGCTTGGATCCACAGATGTGACGGTTACCGATAACGGTGTTGGCGACGTGACACTCACGTTCGTTCAGCCTTTTAAGCGGGCACCGTTTGTTACGGCTATGCCAGTGTCGGCTACGGGCGACGCTATCGTAAGCCTTCAGGCTCAACCCACTGTGACCGCTTGCCGGTTGCTTGT